AGGTTTTTTGCTGTCCGCTCGATGAACGAGGAACTCATCGGGTCCGACAACGATGGCGGACGGCTGACGCTGACCGTCCAGTACTACGATTCCGCCGATGAAACGGAAGCAGCCGAACGGATGAAAGTGCTGCATCAGCGGTATCGGGGAAAGGAGACAACGAAATATGAAAATGCCATCCATTAATGTCGTGTTCAAGGAAAAAGGTATCAGCGCCATCGAGCGCAGTGAGCGCGGCATTGTCCTCATGATCCTGAAGGAAGAAACACTGCCTTCGGTGACGGAAGTGAATCTGTATACTGCATATGACATCCCCAAGGAACTGTCCGACAGCAACCGGGAGCAGCTGGAACTGGCGCTCCGGGGCTATGTGAACAGCCCGAAGAAGGTCATCGCCGAAATCATCAGCAGTGAAGCCGAGGACTATACGGATATCCTGAAGGTCATCGAGAACAAGCGCTTCGATTACCTGGTCATCCCGGATATCGGAACGTCGCACATCGATACCATCGCCACCTGGGTCAAGGGGATGCGTACCAATAAAGACAAGATGATCAAGGCCGTCCTGCCAGACTGTACGGCAGATACGGAAGGCGTCATCAACTTCGTCAACAAGACCATCCGCACGAAGAGCAAGACCTATACGACGGCCCAGTACTGCAGCCGCATTGCCGGCATCATCGCCGGGACGCCCATGACGATTTCCTGCACCTACGCACCGCTGCCGGAAGTCATCGGCTGCGATGTCTGGACGAAAGAGGAAATGGACACCATGGCCGGGGCAGGGAAGTTATTCTTCTTCTTTGACGGTGAAAAGGTGAAACTGGCCCGGGGCATCAACTCCCTGGTGACCACCGTCCAGGACAAGGGGACGAGCTTCCAGAAAATCAAGCTCGTGGACCTGATGGACATGATGCACGATGACATTCGCACGACGGCCCAGGACCATTACCTCGGGAAGTACGCCAACAGCTATGCGAACCGCTGCCTCCTGGTGACGGCCATCCAGGGATATCTTGACCAGCTGGCCCAGGAAGGGCTGCTGGAACAGGACCAGAACACAGCCTATATCGATGTGGAATCCACGAAGATATGGCTGGAATCCAACGGCAAATACACCAAGGCGGAACTGGCAGACATGTCCGATATGGACATAAAGCTGGCCAATATCGGCAGCAATGTGTTCATCGCCGTCAAGGCATCGCTGCTGGATGCCATGGAAGACGTGACGATTACCATCAATATCTGAGGAGGTGAAGCCGGATGAACAGTATGGAAGCCAAACGGGTCATGAACGGTAAGTATGCTGACCTGTATATCGACGGCGACCTCATGGCCGAAGCAACGGCATTCAAGGCCGAGGTCACGCTGACCAAGGAAGAAGTAAAGATGCTCCGCCATGTAGGCAAGGGTTACAAGGTCACAGGATACGACTGCAAAGGCCAGTTGAAGCTGCACAAGGTGTCGAGCTACATGATCCGGAAGATGAACGACAACATCAAGGCGGGCAGGCAGACTGTCGTGACCATCGTTTCCGTCCTGGATGACAAGGATGCCATCGGCAGCGAGCGCATCGTCATCAAGGATGCGACCTTTGACAGCCTGATCCTGGCTGACTGGGAAGTGGACAAGATGGGCGAGGAAAGCTACAGCTTCACCTTCTCGGACTGGGACCTCTTGGATTTAGCATAAGGAGAACAAGCACATGAATATGGTAGATCGGCTGCTGAAAGCAGATGTAGTGAACAAGCTGGCCGAACGGCCTGAAAAGAAAGTGAAGATGGAACGGCTCTCGAAGCTGTTCGGGTTCGATTTTGTCATTACGCTCCGGGCCATCGACCCGGAACGCTATGCGGATATCCAGAAGATGGCCGTGGACTTCACCAACGGTAGTGCCGATAACATCGACATTTATCAGATGCAGACTCAGACGCTCCTGGCAGGGATTGCAGACCCGGACCTCAAGAATAAGGACCTGCTGGAAAAATTCGGGGCCGTACTCCCTGGTGATATCATCCGCAAGCTCTTCCTGGCCGGAGAAATTGCCGACCTTACGGCACAGATTACGGAACTCAACGGCTATACGACCCAGGAAAAGGCGGATAAAGCCGTAAAAAACTGATCCGGACCGATGGCGAAGTGCAGGCGATGTATCTCCTGTTCCGGGAGCATCATCTGCTGCCGTCAGCGGTCATGAAGCTGGGATACGGTGAACGGCAGGTACTATATGCTTTTATCCACTATGAGCTGGAAGAACAAAAGAAAACAGCAGACGATTGATTCCGTCCGCTGTTTACTTCCGCATATAAATTTCTCGCCGATGAGCGACTTCAAAAATAAAGATAATCAGCTTATCATCATGGATTTCAGCAAAGATCCGATAATCTCCAACCCGGTAGCGCCATACTCCCTTGAGGTTTCCAGTAAGAGCTTTACCGTGCATTCTTGGGTCTGTTGTATCAACAAGATTCTTAAGGACCCAGTTTTTAATGATACGGGCTGTAGATTTATCCAGCTTTTTCAGTTCTTTCATTGCATGCTCGGAGAATTTCACTTGGTACATTAAATGCCAAGCTCCTTCCAAACTTCGGTATGATCATACATCTTTTCCTTCTTCAGGAGTTCCCGTGCATGAAGGATGCGGGATTCATCTAGTCTCATATCATCTTCAATTCTATCAAGAACAAGATTGCGGATGAATGAAGAAAGATTGAGGTTATTAGCGGATACATAGCTCTGGATGAGTTTGTTTTCCTCTTCGCTGACCCTGAGAGAAATAGTGCCCATAAGTATCCCTCCTAGTTAAGTAATACATGTATTACATATCCTAAATTAAGTATACCAGATAAAAGGAAAAAAGCAAATATTTATTTTTCTATTTCCATCAGTATTATCTGCCATATTTTTACATTAAATGAGGCAGGTAGCAAGGTGATGAGGCAAATAATGAGAAGTGAGGTGAAATAGCATGGCCAATAACCTCATTGATGCTGCTATCCGGCTGCGGGATTTGTTCACGCCGACTGTGCGGAGCGTCAATGCCAGCCTGGGGACCATGAAGAGCCAGATGGCGGCGGCGAAACAATCGGTAAGCGGCTTGTCGGACAAGCTGACGGAACATGAGCGCATCCAGAAACGGACGGCAAAGAGCATCGAACAGACGGGAAGCAAGATTTCAAACCTATATTTTTGGCGCCACAGACCCTTACGTTTTATTTTTTGAAAGTAAAATGTTGATTAAAGGGGACTTTGACACTCGGCGTGAGGGTCAATTTATTTGCCTCAATAAACGAAGCCATAGCACTCCAAACAACTACATCATTATCAAGGAAAGCTGTATGCCAAGCTTTGGGGACAATACAGAGCCGTGAATTAGGAATGAGATTTTCTGCTTGCATCATGGTAGCTATTGGCGCATGATCATCTTCATCGCCAGAAATTAAGAGAACAGGACAAGTAATATGACTGAGTTCATTGGCACCGACTGTTGCTTTGCTCCAGAATGTCATATACTCACGGAAAAAGCTTGGCAAGCGACTTGGCTCTGGGGCAAGTCGTTCTTGCTGTGCAATGAATTCTGGATCTATTTTCCGAAGGTCTTCCCAAGTTATGTCAGCCTTAAAATAACCGGGAGTTAGAGTTCCCGCTCCGATAGCGATGATACGGTCAACGACTTTAGGATATTTGGAAGCAAGGGCATATGCAGTATAGGCTCCATCACTGAAACCAAAGACAATCGCAGGTTTAGATGTTACTGCGTGAAGAACTGTTTGTGCATCATCTGCTCGTTGTGTAAAGGTTATCGGAGAGTGTCCTATTTCTGAATGACCATGGCCTCTGGTAGAAAGAACAATGACCTGGTGGTTTGCACGCATTCTGTCGATAATCCGTCCCAGTTCATAAGGAGTCCCCACACCCCCACCGTGCAGCACAAGAATCGGTGTTCCTTTTCCATATACTTCATAGTAGAGACGGGCATCACTGGATTGGATATAGTGGCCTGCCGTAAGGTTAGCCCCATAGGGAGTGGCACTCCCTTTTATATTGGCTGGTTGTGAGAAATAACGGACTGTCGGCTGCTTGCTTATCTTTGTTTGATAGATAGCGACAGATGGAGATGACGGAGTAGAGTTCTGTGCTAAGCAGTATGGAATACAAGTGAGTGACAAAATGAGGATAACGCTGGAAAGATACAAAGGATGTTTCATAATAATCGGCCTCCATGATCTACTTTTTGGTTAACTGATAACTGGTGCTTATCAATGTCATAATTATCTCGTCGGATAAGGTATCACCCAGCACGACAGAAATCCATGTCTTATGCTTCAAGGATAGATAACCGGGATTTGCCGGATGGCATCCCCTTGTACTGGGGGAATATCTTTATTTTATCGTATTTTGGCAATGAATGCATCACTAGGAGGTGAGAAATTTGGAGAATAACGTCATCGATGCTGCTATCCGTTTGCGGGATTTGTTCACGCCGACGGTACGGAGCGTCAATGCCAGCCTGGGGACCATGAAGAGCCAGATGGCGGCGGCGAAACAATCGGTAAGCGGCTTGTCGGACA